ATTCAAGGAGAACCCAGGCGTCGACATCTACTTCGACAGCCTCTATAGCAAATACTTTTTCTTTTAACTTTCTATCACGAATGGATAGTTTGAGGTCTTCAAAGGTTGGTAAACCTCTGAAATCTTTAATATGATTATCTATCTTTTTGTGAAGCACTTGATATTCAGCTGGCAAGTAATTTTCACGCAGGTTTCCCCAAGTTTCAAAATCTTGTTGCGAAATAATTTGTTTCAGCAAAGCTGAAGATAAGTTCAATTAAATATCCTCCCAGATAAAAAAGGGTGAGGGAACAAACGCTCCCGCACCCTAGAGTTGAAAAGTTTTAGCTAGAAGCTTTTTCTTTTCTTGCAGCGCCGTCGTAATCAGCACAAGTTAACCCTCTACGAGTTAGCATTGTTTTAACGCCTCTTACAGTTTTGCCAATTTCATCAGCAATGTCTTCAACACTCATTGTGTCGATACCGCTGATTTCAGCTAAAGGATCAGTTTTAGATGAGCCTTTTGTTTCTTTCTGCTTTGGAATAGCGTTAATATCGCCACTTCTTAGTAAGCTAAGAGCTTTTCCTCTGATAGAATTAACAGATTTGCCAAGTGCATCTGCGATTTCTTCAACGAAAGATCCGCTGTTAACCATAGATACAAAGGTTGTTTCTTCATCGGGAGAGTAAGTTCTAACAGATTCTTGTTTCTCAGCTGGTTTAACATGAGAAGTAAGTTCCATAGAAAGAATTTTTCCTTGTATTGATTTAGCTGAAAAATGACCATCTTCAAAAGATGATGCAATTTCTGCATAAGTGTACTGACCGCTGTTGTCAGTTACAAAGGCTTCTAATGTGCTTTCTTGCGCATCAGAAAAAGATTTAGTAGATACTGCTGAAGCAAGTTCAACTTCGTGTCCCATTTTTCTCAATTTGCTAGACACTGATCGTGTTGATGTGTCTAACTCTTGTGCAACTGCTTTAACAGTTTCTTGAGATACTGGTCCAGACCCAACTGAGTCTACTAATTGTTGGGTTCTTTCATCTGTCCATTTAGGTAATGCCATGATTATTTTCCTATAATTTCTTTTAAGTTTGTTATTATTATAACACCCCGTTCTCGGGCTGTCTGTGTCTTTGCGGACTCTATACCGCTTTCATTGACTAGAATTGATACATCTTTAGTCAAACTACTTTTAACAAGATAGCCCATTTTTTCTAATAGTTCTGTTGCTTGAGCCTTTGTCTTGTAGCTTTTTAGTCTGCCAGAGATACACACCACTCCTTTATTCTCTGTGGGTTTTGATACTTTAAGTATCTGTGCCCACTTAAACGGAAGTTTGCTATATCCATTGATAAACTCGTCATAATACCAGTCCAATAAATGTTCTGTTGCTACTGGTCCGAGTCCTGCTTCTTTACAAGTTTCCTCATTAAGTTCTCCCATGTTACGAATAACAGAGCAGATTTTTGCAGAAGCAGATCGACCAATTAGTTTGATTGAGAAAGCTGGTAGTAAGTCGATTAGATCGGTAGCTTTACTACTTATGATTTCTCTGTGCAGTTTTACTGCAAGTTTTTCGGATTGCAATGCCTCTATCATTATTTCAAGAGTCAATTCATAAATATCATAGATACTTGTAATCTGTAGTTTTTCTACTGTTGCTGGTCCGAGACCTTTTATTCTGAGAGTCTTAGCAAAATGCTCAACTTTCTTACTTGTCTTACCCTCACAGGCAGTGTTCTCGCAGAACAGTTGATCGTTTCTCCACACTAACTCTATACTACAAGTAGGACAGTGTGTTGGTGGCGATATTTGTTTAAATTTCTCTCTCATTTCTTTTTTGTATATATATTATATCAAATTTGGGTTGCCATGTCAAGATTTATTTTTTGGAAAGTCCTGAAGAATAAGTGAATCAATTTTGAAACACTCCGTATGTCCACCGAACTTAATTTTTGGTTCAAATCTATCATGCTTGTATATATCGTGTAAATACTGTTCATGCGCCCAGACATTATATAATGTACTAGACCAAGTCTTTTGAATACGAATATCGTACCCTCTAAAACCTCCACTTCTTTTAATAACATGACGCCAGTCTTTTCCACTAGCGATACCTACTTTGATACACTCTCTTTCAAAAGTTGCTTTATTGACTAGAACAATTCCATACAAGACACCGTCTCGGATCTTCTCCTCTGGTCGGTTATCAAAGTATGTATGATTATATACTCCACTCACAAATCAACCCACCAGCGTAATATGTATATTACTACTGCTACAAGGGTTATCATAATGATAGGTGTTAAATATGTTTCTATCATGACCAGTTATTAACTACATTTGCCATAATGAATATTGCACATAGAAGGTTAGTAAGAACGACTACCGATCTTATTACTCCTATTGCATTTTCATTACGCTTATTGTAGCCGTCCTGCTCATCAAACGAGCCAAGAGCGTGTTTCCATACTACCCAACCTCGCTTCATCAATCTACTCTCCTTACAATCTTGGGGATAATTTCCCCACTACGAATTACTTCAACTGTACAACCTATTTCTAGTCGTAAGTCGCTTATATATCTCATGTTATGTAAGGTTGCTCTACTAACATTAGCACCATCAATTTCTACAGGTTCTAAAATAGCTGTAGGAGCAACTACACCTGACTTACCAACATTCCATACCACATCCAATAGTTTAGTGTTAACGCCAGTCTGTATAGACTTTAGAGCGAAAGCACCTCTAGGGTGGTGTGAAGTATAACCCATTCTTTCAAAATCAGTATAGTTATCCACTCGGAAGACTACACCATCATCTGGAAACTCAGACCATTGAGACTCGATTACAGTATTAAAACCTTGATGGCTTAGCATACCTAAATCTGTTGTCAACATATCTGACATTGCGGGTTGTACTCCATATACAATAAATGTGAGTTCTCTAGTTTTGAACTCCTCTGGGTCTTTCAAGTTAAGCGCTCCTGCAGCATAGTTGCGAGCATTCTTAATTGACTTTGGAGCAACTACTTCACCATTTATTTGTTGTATTGAAGCGTGGGGAACAATGTACTCGGGAACTATATTTATCATTAACTTAGTAATATCTAGTCCTTTTGTACCATCTCCTCGAGTCAATGCTCGGTGAAGTAAGCCGTCAATATAAAGCAATGAAACCGCCGCCCCATCAAGTTTAGGAGAAACAACTGTTGCTCCCTTATAATCATTTAATGGATTTTTATCGACTTCATTAGTAAAAACTTTCTGAAGTGAATACATTGGAAAAGCATGAGGAGTTCGATTATCTCGACTGTTAAAGCCGACTTCATCGAACTCAGCAACTCTTGCTAACTGGTCAAACTCTTTGTCTGACATAGTGGGGTTACCCTCATAGTAGGCAGTAGCCGCGTCTCTCAATATTGCTTTTATATTTTTTGTCATTTATATATTATACTAAATTTATAAACTCATGTCAAGAACTAAATTCAGTTTAGGTAAATTTTGTCTAAAATATCTTTGAAGTGTACTTCTAGGGTATCCTTCACTTCTGCTATAGACAAGATTTCTACTAAACCTTCAAACAATGCTTTTGAATTTTCAAAATCCAACTTCATTGCTAGCCCGTCCTTGCTGGGCTTGAAGGTTCCATCGAAGTCAAGGTAGTATTTTCGTATATGTAAATACTCTGTTCCTCGAAATTCGTTTACAGTCAGCCTTACTTGTTCTGTGCCTTCTTCATTTTCAGACACAAGCTTTTCATAGACCTCTGGAGATTCGTATATCTTCATCGTTTGTTTTTCAGTATTGCACTGAGTGGTACGATGCTAGTTACATTCTTAGGTTTAAGAAGTCTATACGAATCGGTATCCCAACAGAAAAGAAGAACAGTGTCGCCAGTTTCCTTAGCCCTATTCTTCTTACTCTGGATATACTTATTATCAAAATCTAAAGTACAAACATTGTACTTCAATTTTTGAGAGTTAATACTTCTGTAAGTTATTATGGCGTCGCCACAATTCTCTACATTCTTTTTGAACTCATCTTTAGTCACTACGTACTCCAATTACTATTAAGAAAACTCTTTCCATAGTAATTGGTTGTACTTAGTTAGTTTTTAGCTATTGATGTTTCCAATAATAGTATTAAAGTAGACTGCAGCCTTACCTGTTAGTTTACTAATGATGTCCATGTCAATCTCTTGACCAGCATCAGTTAGAGAAGCTACTAGGTCGTCTTGTGCGCCCTGTTTGCTAACTCTAGGTGTTGAAGATTTTGCACTAGATGATCCACCGCTTGAAGGAGTTTTCTTAACATATACTCCTGCTTTAGTAAGAATCATACGAACTCCGTTTGGTGATTCACCAATCTCGTCTGCAATTTCTTTTACAATCTCCATACTTGTTTCTGGAGTTGGTTCTTGTTCAGTATACATCTCTACTGCTTGAGCTTTTTTGTCGTCATCCCACGCCATTTTTCTACCTCGTTTTCTATAGTATTCTGGAAGCCCAAGTGCGAAGCCTGTGCGTTCCCGTTGTTGTTGATAAAATCTATCTCCCATATATAATATTATACAGAAATTTAGATTGTAAGTCAAGAAATATTTTTCAATTCCTTAATATTTTATACCGCTGACGAAATCTAATTTCTCTGCAGCAGCTGCTGCTTTTTCTACTTGTTCGTCAATCGCAGCAACTACCTCGGGATGTTCCCCAATACCTGCTGGGTGTCTTAAATACACCTGTATGTTTGCCTCAGCTTCAGCCATCTGTGCCTTATATTTTAGTATTAAGGCAGCTAATAATTTATCTCTCATTTTTGTCCTTTTATTACTGCATCGCAGTATGCTAATACCCATCTCTTTCTAACGCCATCAAAAATAGCAATTTGCCATATGAAAGGTATAATGCATATCGTTCCTAGTCCGTAAACTATGCAATGCATTTTCTTGTACTTAGTTAGCAGTTCTTCTTCTCTATCTTTTAGTATGTATACTATAATATTAAATGTTCGATACATAATCATGATCCATGTACTAAGATAGATCGACAGAAGTATATACAATACTTCCACTGTTTACTCCTTATATCTCGGCTCCGTATCTCTCTAAGTGCCTTAAACTACCTAGGTCATAACTAGAGTAGTGGGCATGAAAGCCGCCTTCCTTGATAAATCCAAAGTATGGACTTTCAAAGTTTGTTAGTTCTATTACATATACATGATAAGTTTTACACTCTGATTTTTCACTATATATGCCATTTTTCATGATGCGAGCAGGTAGATCATATCTACTACACCATACTTTTTCTCCTACTTCGAAGTCGTCTGATACGCACTCCTCTGGTAAAAATCCCATCTTCTGTTTCATTCCTTGTTCGGTTTTGGGACGCTTTGTAGGTACTCCTATTCTTTCTACTATACCTTTTATAAAAGTTGCAGAACGATATAAACCTTTAGCTATATCACTAACAGGTTCTCCACTTAGGTATCTTTGAACTGTTTGTCTTATTTCCATATCTGTAGCTCTTTTACCTCTGTTGAGTTCTTTTCTTCTAGCACGAAAGTCTATTATTTCTTTATGTTCTTCTATAATCTTAGTAAGTCTGGTAGTATTATAACTAATGTTTAACATCTCACACGCTTCTTTCTTTGTTATAGGTGTGTCTGACTCCAGATACCCTATAACTCTTTGGATATTAGTTTCGTCTAGTTTTTCGTGTTTTTTGCTTTTTATTGCCATTATTTTATGTTTAAGTGTTCGTTGCCGTTTTGTGTATTAAATCTTCTAACTAAATACTTGAAATTATTAACCAAGTAAGTTGGATAGTCGTCAGTTGTTGAGTAAGGACCTGCGGTTTCATCACAATGATCAATCCACATCCTACTTACAAAACCTGCAAACTTATCGCTAAATATGTCATTAAATGCACTCTGTCTCATGATTTATCTATCAACATTTGGTTATCATACTCATAGTCTTCTTTCTCTAGTTGTCCTATTAATATGATTGCATAATGAATAACTTTGTATAAATCTTCTGTATTCTTGCCATTTTTCTTTCCAAAACGCTGTGCATACTTGATGATATTACCAATACAAAAACCTTCTCCATGCCCGTTCTCAAATACTATCTCTGTTGTTTGAGTCTTTGCTTGGGCATAGTGTTGGTCATATGTAAAGTCTATATACTTTTTTAGTTCTTCAACTACTTTGTTTTCGTTAAATTTATACTGTATCATTTTTGTCTTTTCTTCACCCAGTCATTCCATCTTTGCTCACAATACTCTGTAAAGGCAAGGAAAGATTCACTTTGTAATAAAAAATTAATTCCAAACCAATAGGCTGCTATACTAAATATGTACTTACCTATTGAATATGGAAACAGTACTACAGAATGTAAAAAATCAATCACTATATGTCTCCGTCTTTGCGTATTTCGCTACGCATAGCTTCAAATCCGTTAGGGTATCTACTCTCGAGTTTACTAATATTTTCTTGCATTACTTCTTGTGGAGTGTACCCTAACGCGGTGCAACCTTGAACCCAATACCATAGGACATCGCCTAGCTCTCGCTTTAAGTGGTATCGTTGATCGCCGTTGAATGGTTTACCTTGAAATATAATCTTTTTGATTACTTCTGAGAACTCTCCTGATTCAGCTTGCATACCGATTGATGCTGTTAGTAGCTGTGAAAATTCTGTCAAGGGGTGGTCTAAAGAAAGATTAACTAGCTTTTCGCATAGTTTTACTGTATCTAAACTTTCTTCAGATGTTGTGCTGACTACAAACTTTGCGTAGTCATTAAAATTTGTTTGTTGTGTGTCTGGTACATACATTGTTTGTTCTCGTTAATGTGTTAAATTTCGTTCCGAATACCATTTGGACAACCAAATGTCTATTTCTTCTTGTGTCCAATTACTCGGAAAGTATACTGCTATATAAGGACTATCTTGTAATACGACTCTCATAGTCTGCATAGTCCTCGTTCCACCAGTGTGGTTTATCCCTAAACTTCCAACTTGCAAAGGTTGCTTTATCTAGATGGTAATAATCTCTATATGATTGTATAGGGTTATCATAGTCTTTCAACTCGTCTGGCATTGCCAATCCAAATTGTGTAAAGCCTAACCTTTCCATATGTTGTGGTTCGGGTAATTTATTTACTACTTGTGCTATGGACTTATGTTCTTTGCCATATCTGTATCTGTACTCATCATTCAATGCATTGCCATAGCAATGTGTCCACTCATGATTGTCCAATGATGACCTAGCCCATATAGTACATGGGTGGTTATACATCATTGGTAAATAAGGTGTGATTGGTCTATCTTCTGGAAGTAGATGTTTGATTTTAGATTTTTCTTCATTCAAAACATCTCTTTCTTCTTTATTCAAAGCTCTAGGAATAAACCCTAGAAACTTATCTACCCATATGCTAGTGCATAGTATCTGTGCTACTTCGAGAGGCATTTTGACAATATGTTTGTCAACATGGTACTCGGCACACTTGTCTAGATTTTCGTCTAAGTAAAATAAATTCATAAGTATATTATACAGAAATTATGAGGAGATGTCAAGTACTATTTTTAGGTTTCCTGAAAAGTGGTTCAAATTCTGTATAACCACCTATTTTTTCTCCATCAACAATAATTTGAGGAAAAGTTCTAGCAGTAGGAAATATATGCATCATATCATCCATGTTAAAGTCAACACCTAGTTTTTTGACTGTGTACTCTTGTAAGCCACATTCTCCAAATTGAAACTGTTGTGCTAATCTTACTGCTTTATCACAGAAAGGACAATTATCTTTGCTATATATTTCTACTGTTTTCATTTATTTACTATTAATTTTATCTTTTGCTGTACCTGCATAGAGTCCAAACCAAGCTGCGCCTGCTCCGACCACTATAGATATCAACCCTGATTGTTCTAATGTGGGTACATCTAGTTCCATAAACCAAAATGTACAGTAGTATAGTAAATACATATACACACTTAGGAAGGCTCTAGGAAAAATACGCCAAGAATCTATCATTTGAGAAAACCATATAGCTTTCTGCCAT